AAATGGCCAGATCAAGTTGCAAAAGCAAACTATAGTTATCTAGAAGACCCATGGGATAAAACAAAATTAGATTCTAAGATAACAGCATGGAAAAAAGATACAGCAGGTCATACATGTTATGAGGATCCAATACAAAGTAAATGTATGCGTACACTTTGTTTCTCAAGACCGTTTGGTGTTAAGTCTGATAGTATCACAATGTTTCCAGATATTACAGACTTTGAGATTATCATGTATGCAGAACCTGAATATAGATTTAATGTTGTATTACCGGATGGAACCAAAGAGGGTGTTGTTGCAAATCACAGAAGATTGATAACAAAACAAACAGAACTACTAGATCTTATATGGGAACAGACAGGCATATATCATGAGCCATTAAAACCAAAAGATTTTAGAGCTAAACTTACAGAACTTAGAAAAGGTTCTACCAAGATATCTCCACCAGCAGGCACACAGATAGAGGATAGATTAAATGAAGAATTATATCAATATTGTGTTAATGGACCAAGAGCAAAACAGAGAATACAGATAAACAGTGGATCTTGTTTGACAGAGGATGGTCATCATTTCTTTAGATTTAATTCTTTCATAGATCATCTAGGATCTAGTTGGAAGATACCAGAAGAGAGAATAGCACAAAAATTAAAAGACAAGTGTCAGGTTGAGTTTAATCACTCACTGAATGTAGATGGTAAAACAATCAAGGTATGTAGACTAAAACAATTACATATAGATAAGATAGAATACAAACCTGTAGAGAGAAAGGAGAGTAATTACTAATGAGATATAAGGTAGTGGGTCCTCCAGGCACAGGTAAAACAAGAAGACTATTAAATGAGGTGCAAAAATATGTGGATAAGGGGACACCTCTTAATCGTATAGGTTACTTTGCTTTTACTCGTAAAGCAGCAGGTGAGGCAAGAGATAGATTTTTAAAAATAAAAACAGAACTTACAAAAAAAGATATAAAATACTTTCAAACATTACACTCATTGGCATTTAACAGATTAGGACTCAAAGAAGAAAACGTCATGCAAGATCTTAATTACAAAGCTATTGGTGATACTTGTGGCATACAGATAAAATATGCATCTTATGAAACTAACAATTGGAATGGTATATTCTCATCAGATAGTGAGTATTTAGGATTAATAAACTTGGCAAGAGTTAAACAGATACCTGTATTAGATCAATTGGATCTTAACGAACATCTATCTAAGATAGAGAGAAACAAATTAGATGCGATAGAAAAAGAGATAAACAACTATAAAAAAACATACGGTCTTATTGATTTTACAGATATGATACAGAGATTTTTAGATAAGAAAGACATACCAGAGTTTGATGTGATATTTGTGGATGAAGCGCAGGATCTATCACTGATACAATGGTCTATGATTAATACCATAGAGAAACATACCAAATGTGATGTGTGGGTTGCAGGTGATGATGACCAGGCTATATTTGGTTGGGCTGGTGCAGATGTTGATTCTTTTATCGACTACGATGCAACAGAGATACCCCTTACAAAATCTGAAAGAGTGCCAAGTAGTATACAAAAAATAGCATTAGATGTCATTGATAGAATACAAGATAATAGGATTGACAAAGAATATTTTCCAAAATCTGAATTTGGTGAAATATATGAGAGATATAAATTATCAGACATAGATATGTCCACAGGTGATTGGTTAATATTGACCAGAACCAAATCGTTATTAAGACCGATACCAACCTATCTAAAAAAGAAAGGTTTATTTTTTAACACAGCACAGGGAAATAGTGTTGGTAAAAGTTTGTATGAAGATATACAATACTGGTCGCAATTACAGAAAAAAATTGTTCTTCCTGACATACAATTACAAAGAATCAAAGAGAGAATAAAAGGTCCCATGAATCTATCACTAAAATGGTATGATGCATTCAACAATGTATCTGACAGTCAGATAACATACATGAAACTATTGTTACTTAATAATGAGGATCCAACAAAAGAAGCAAGAATAAAAGTATCCACCATACATGGTGCGAAAGGTGGTGAGGCAACAAACGTTGTTTTGTTTTTAAATCACACAGCAAATACAATCAAAGGAGCAAAAAAATCTGTGTACAAACAGGATGAGGAATATCGTGTTTGGTATGTAGGTATTACAAGAACTATGAAAAATTTATATCTAATAAAATCACAAAACAAATCTAAGGAGTTTAAGATATGAGAGATGATCTGATGGTACAGCAGCAGGTTATAAGCGCATGGCAGCACATGGTTGGTGTCATCTGTCTCAATCAGACCGGACGTAAAAAAGTCAAAAAATTATTACCATCATTTTTTGAGAAATTTCCAACAGCAGAAGAATTATTGGAATCAGATAAAGAGACGATAGCAGAGATGTTAAAAGAGTTGGGCATGAAAAATGTTAGAGCACATAGGATATGGAGGATGTCAAAAGAATATCTTGAGTGGGATGGTAAAGATGCAACAGAATTATTTGGTATAGGTAAGTATGGTAGTGACAGTTACAGGATATTTTACAAGAATGAGATACCGGATGATGTGCAGGATAAAGAACTTAAACGATATATAAGGGAGGAACTAGATGTCTAAAAAAGAAAATCCATACTTAAAACAAGTTTCGGGTACACACTACATGTACATGGAGATACAACCGGCAGAGTTTGTAAACAAGAATAAATTGCTTTTTGCGGAGGGTAATGCTATAAAATACATATGCAGACACTCTCACAAAGGCGGAGTAGAAGACATAGATAAAGCCATACATTATTTAGAAATGATTAAGGAAAGAGACTACAAATGATATTTAAAGCACAGACAGAGTGGGTCAAACCCACAGAATTTCCTGATCTAAGATTCTGTGATGAGATAGCAATTGATTTAGAAACACATGATCCAGAATTAAAAACAATGGGATCAGGTTCTGTGGTTGGTAAAGGTAAGGTTGTGGGTATCGCTATTGCAACAGATGGCTATGCAGGGTACTTTCCTTTCGATCACGAGGGTGGTGGCAACCTTGAAAAAAACAAAGTAATTCAATGGTTTACAGATCTTTGTGCATCTGACTCCACAAAAATATTTCACAATGCGATGTATGATGTGTCATGGATCAGGTCAATGGGTATAAAAATAAATGGAAGAATTGTTGACACTATGATCGCAGCATCTTTGGTAAATGAAAATAGATTTAGATATGATCTTGGATCATTAGGTTGGGATTATTGTGGCCAAGGTAAAAATGAAACAGAATTAAATAATGCAGCAAAAGAATGGGGAGTAGATCCAAAGGCAGACATGTGGAAGTTACCGTCAATGTATGTTGGTAATTACGCTGAACGTGATGCAGAGTTAACACTAGCACTGTGGAAGGTTATGCAAAAAGAAATAATAGATCAAGACCTACAATCTATTTTTGATCTTGAGACAGATCTATTTCCTTGTCTGGTTGACATGAGATTTCTTGGTGTGAGAGTTGATGTTCAAAAAGCTCATACAATGAAGCAACAGCTAGCATCAGAAGAAAAGCAACTCCTGCAACAAGTAGAAAAAGAAACAGGGATAGATACTCAAATATGGGCAGCAAGATCGATTGCCAAAGTTTTTGACAAACTAAATCTACCCTACGAGCGAACTGCGAAAACACAAGCTCCCTCATTTACTAAAAATTTTCTTTCTACTCATAAACATCCTTTGGTACAATGTATATCAAAGGCAAGAGAGATAAACAAGGCACATACAACATTTATAGATACAATAATAAAACACGAACACAATGGTAGGATTCATGCAGATATAAATCAGATCAGATCAGATTCTGGAGGAACAGTAACAGGACGTTTCTCTTATAGCAATCCTAACCTACAACAGATTCCTGCTCGTAACAAAGATTTAGGTCCATTGATCAGATCCCTCTTTATACCTGAGTCTGGTTGCGAGTGGGGATGCTTTGATTACAGTCAACAAGAACCAAGACTTGTAGTACACTATGCATCCCTAGATCAAGACACAAGCGTCTTTGGTGTCAAAGATTCATACCAAGATGGCGACGCTGACTTTCATACAATCGTTGCAAAGATGGCAGATATACCAAGAGATCAGGCTAAGGTTATTAATCTTGGTCTGTTTTATGGTATGGGTAAGGCAAAATTACAGGCAGAATTAGGGGTATCAAAAGATAAGGCTGAGGAATTATTCTCTATCTATCATGAGAGGGTACCATTTGTGAAAGCCCTTACCAGATCTGTGTCCAACAGGGCACAGCAACGTGGACAGATAAGAACACTACTGGGAAGACTTTGCAGGTTTCATCTATGGGAACCTAATCAATTTGGCATACATAAAGCCTTGCCATTTGACCAAGCTCGCCAGGAATATGGAGCAGGCATCAAGCGTGCTTATACTTACAAAGCTTTGAATAAATTGATTCAAGGATCTGCTGCAGATATGACAAAAAAATCAATGTTAGAATTATATAAAGAAGGTATTGTGGCACATATACAGGTCCACGATGAGTTGGATATTTCTGTAGAAGATGATAAAAAAGCAAAACGTATAAAAGAAATTATGGAATCCGCAGTTGAGTTGGAAATACCAAACAAGGTAGATTACGAAAAAGGAACCAACTGGGGTGACATAAAATGAGGAATATTTATGGCTTATCTAAACGCAAACATACCACCAGAGTATGCACAAATAAAAAAGGAGTATTTATATGATCTTAAGAAACATCATGGAGAAGTTGAAGACTGTATTATCTTTGGTCTTAGTTCTATCTCAGGCCGTGCTATTTTATTTCATGCGATTATGGAGAATGGCGCTGTCTTTTATCGTCTCCCGATTTCTGCCTTCATTCAGAGAGGATTTAGACCGCAAGATGTTCCTAAACGTAGACTTGATGAACTTCAGCTTTGGAATTGTTTTAGCTATTATCCTTCTGTTCATATTTGGGATTTATTAGCAGGAACTTCAGGTAAGTATATAGGCAAAGATAAGAAGTGGCATCACGGTAAATATTTATTTACCGTTGACTTTGCACATCCAGAGAGTAATATACTCGATATCGAACATTCAGAGATACCGCACGAACATAAGTGCGCACACATAATTGCGTTAGATGACGGCAATTATGCGGCACAGCCAAACAATAGATGTATATGGGACCTACCCTCATTTACAGTGAAGGACAATATTCCTGACTGGAAAGTACAGACTTCAGAATGGAATGTGGAGGACTCTGGCAAATGGAAAACAGAAGATACCGATAGGTTCTTCTACGAAATTGAGGAGAAAAAAAATGATTGATAAAGTAAAACAACACGGAAATAAACTTGTTGACGAGGTTAGAAGTTTATGGAGTTATCATATTTTTAAAATTGCAATAGTTTCAATAGCAGTATTATTGGTGGTCTAAATGACAACTTGTAAAAAGTGTCATCATCCTTGCCATTGTCAAGAAGACTTACACGCAGATGAGTATGGTGTTTGTACCTGTGAGGGTTGCGATTGCAAGAAAACATATAAAAAAAGAAAAGATTATGACACTGACATGTCTTATGAGAATGAGGTTAGAAAAAATAATGGAGATTAGTAAGATGAATTATTATTTTACAGGCATACTTATTTTGTTGATGACATTACTTGCTTTCTGTGGTGGACCTGCACGCGCAGGGTCTACACAATCCAATGTCAGTGGATCCA